ACGACCCTGTTTATATTACTGGTGTGTATAGTCAGGATACTTCTACTAAGCTAGCAGACCCTGCAATTTTGCCAGCAGGCTACGGATATAGGGTAGCATTCAGTACGGATGGCACTTACATGGCAGTAGCGCATGCCACAACACCCTATATCACAATATATAAAAGGAGTGGAGATGTATTCACTAAGCTAGCAAACCCCGCTACTCTACCAACAGGCACAGGACGTGGTGTAGCATTTAGTTATGATGGCACTTACATGGCAGTAGCACATGATATAACACCGTATATCACAATATATAAAAGGAGTGGAGATGTATTCACTAAGCTAGCAAACCCCGCAATTTTGCCAACAGGGATTGGTAATGGTGTAGCATTTAGCTCAGACGGTGTTTACATGGCAGTAGCGATTGGCACAACACCCTATATTATGATATACAAACGTGCAGGAGATGTATTCACTAAGCTAGCAGACCCTGCAATTTTGCCAGTAGGCGCAGGGGCTGGTGTAGCATTTAGTTATGATGGCACTTACATGGCAGTAGTTCACAGTGCAACCCCATTTGTTACTATTTATAAAGGTGCTGGTGATGTATTTACTAAGCTAGCTAATCCAACTGTTTTACCAGCAGGGGCAGGGCTTGGCGTAGCTTTTAGCACAGATGGTGTTTATATGACGGTAACATATGATACAACACCATTTGCCACAATCTACAAACGTGCTGGTGATGTATTTACTAAGCTAGCTAATCCTGCAATTTTACCAGCAGGCGCAGGACGTGGCGTAGCTTTTAGCACAGATGGTGTTTATATGACGGTAGCACATGATCTTACCCCATTTGTTACTATATACAAACGTGCAGGTGATGTATTCACTAAGCTAGCAGACCCTGCAATTTTGCCAGTAGGCGCAGGGGCTGGTGTAGCATTTAGTTATGATGGCACTTACATGGCAGTAGTTCACAGTGCAACACCATTTGTTACTATTTATAAAGGTGGAACTTATTTAGGTCTTTTTGTAAACAAAAGTAACAATCTACTTACAGAATTAACAAATTCTCTTGGCGCAGGGTACGCAAAGGAAAGCGGGGTACTAAACGAAGTTAAAAAAGTAATTCAATTATGGGGTTAAGGAGGGGATGATATGAAAACATGGTATTTAAAGGTTGATGTGAATACTATTATTCTTGATGCGATCGAATATCCATTTGAGGGATATATTGAAGTACAATTACCCGATACGCAACTACCAGCTGGGATTAACGGGGGATGGTACACTTGGAATGGAACGGCTTACGTTGAAGATTTAACCAAGAAACCAGTGCCAACATCAACCCTAGAAGAACGCATAACGGCCAATAAAATCAACCTTGAATCAACGAGCGCAGACCTTATGGCATTCCAAGACCTATTCTTTTCAGTAAATCCAACATTATAAGAAGGAGTGGTAAACATGGAAGTATTAGCAATTTATCCATTCAGAACATCTACCTATGCGAGAAACATCATTATGTATGGTACTCAAAGGCTCACAGCAAGAGACGGCTTCACAGGCGTAGCAGCGGGGTACTACATTCCAGTAGAGCAGTATATCGCAACAAACTACACCTTAACAGACATTAATAACGCACTCGCCATGACATGGATAAATCAACAGGAGTATGACGAGATAAAGGCATTGATTCCCATAGTTTAATTCAATAGGGCAGATGATGGGCTTAGATAGCCTATTTTTTCTGCCCTTCTATAACGATGTATATCCTCAAAGGAGTTGAAACAATGGCAACAACATGGGCTACAGCGGGAGATATGGGTAATAAAGGGGCAACGTTATACGTCCCGGGGCAAAGCCAGATGGGCGCAGGAGATACATTTTTAGGGGGAACTGGCACAGGGATTAGTGATGCTCAGTTGAATGGGGCACAGCGGATCTATGGGAATACTGCTCAAGACACGGCGAACGCCTATAAAGACTATCAAGGTGGTCAAGCACAACTTCAAACGCAAGCCGACTCAAAAGCTAATATTGAAGCACTAAAGCAAGCACAAATAAGTGCAAATATAGCATCATTAGGCAAAAGCAGAGATGCATCCCTCTCTAATCTCAATGCAGAAAAAGCAACAATAGCACCAGAATACTACGCTAAGCGTAATACAGAATCAACACAATCACTTTTGGGTGCAAAAAACTTCGCAGAATTCCTCGCAAATCGTGGCCAGACAAACTCAGGTTTGGCAGGTCAGGGGCAGATTGCCTCTGATGTAGCTCTACAAGGTGGATTAGGTGCACTTAATCAACAGGAATTAGGAGCTAACACAGATATAGCTCGTAGAACTACAGATGTTGGCAATGCATATAATTCTGATGTGGCTAGTGCTAACGCAGGGGCAGAGGCAACGGCTTTGCAGAATACAATCACACAGATGAATGCTGATAGGGCATTTAATCAAAATACAGATCAATTTAATAAAAATTATGGATTGCAAGAGGCAGGATTAACAGGTACATTTAATGGTCAAAAGACATTTGCAGCGCAACAAGCAGACTTACAGGCAGCACAGTTTCAACAGCAGTTCGGGTTATCGGTAGGTGAAGCAATAGGGAATTATCAGGGGAACCCTACCTTAGCAGCTAAGGCACAGACCATTCAACAAGCTCAGTTTGCAGCAAGCCAAGCACAAGATACTTCACAGTTCGATCAAAACTTAGCATTGCAAAAAGCACAGTTAGCATTATCCGCATCTAAAGCATCGTCTGGTGGGGGAAGTAGCGCACCAAAAGGACCAACGGCAGCACAACAAGCAGCATCAGCTAAACAAAATACACAGGCAGCAACGGCAGACGCTTTCGCTAGGCTAAATGAGTTAGCGAACCAAGGAAAAACAAGAGACCAGATTATAACAGCGTATGACAATAACTACTCTAACTTCTCGAATGGTGGGGCAGATATGGACGCTCTTTATAAAGCTATAGATTCTAGTTTTAAGTGGAATGGATAGGGGGATTGAAGGATGGCTAACAGATTTGGTAGCTTATTAGGTGGTAATAATAAAGATGATGAGCAGAATAATAGATTCCCAAGCCTAGTTCAAGCTCCTGCTCCTGCTCCTTTTCATATTGATGAGTCTAACCTTCTCCCTTCCCATGTTCCTACCCAAGCACCAACATCACAACCAAATGTACTTCAAAAGTTAGGTCAAGGTTTAACACAATCGGTAACAGGAGGATTAGGGTATAAACTAGGTGCTGCCTTAAGGAATGGAGATTTCCGAACACCAACACCTTATCTTCCCAATTACCAACCAAAAACATTGGGAGATAAGGCGTTACAATTCATCGGTAGCAATGCTGGTGACGCGGGTCTGTGGATGGCGGGGGATGCGTTGGCAGGGAAAGTATTAGCACCTTTAGCCAAAACAGCACCCGTTGCGAATGTAATAGGTAAGTTTGGAAGACTAGCACCTGCACTTGGAACAGGGGTAAGGGCAGGAGCTACATGGTCAGCAGGTATTGCTCCTTTGCAATCCGCTATTACAGGGCAGAACCTTGGAGAACTAGAAAAGCAAACTCCTTATATCATGGCCGGCGGTACTGCATTACATGGTGCAGGTCAACTTATTGGAAAAGGCATAGGAGCAGGAATAGACTCTGCTAGATTCGGAAAAGCAACTCAACTTCCAGAGGTAACACAAAATCCTCTTCAAGATATACAAAATGCATATAGAACCCCTATTAATCTTAGGGATATACAAGCTCAACAACTCAACAGAACCTTCGCAGATACCACAGGCAATCTAGGGCGCACAGGACCCACTCTGCCAAGGCAAGGCATGTCTGGAAACGAGTTACTTCAACAAAATAGATTAGATGCAAAGAACGTATTTGGAAGACCTCCGGTCACTTCAAACCTGGAACCTCCTTTCCTCCAAAGAACTCTTCCTGAACAACCTGGTCCCCTAACCTGGACCAACCGAGAAGGAATTCAAAATGCCGGTCCTGCTCCTATTAGTTCGATCACTGAACAAAATTTAGGGCAGTTGCCAAAGAATGATTTATTGTCAAAGGATATTCCTGCCATTGTGCCAAATGAGACGATACCTGCTCCAATCGGTAAGGGTAAGATTGCTCCCACCATTACTCCAAATGAAGCGGTTAATGCGCCGATTGGGAATGCAAAGGTTGTTGGCGCGGAACCCATAATTCCAGCAGGGCTAAAAGAAAGGGGCGTATCGGAAAACATTAGAACAGATGCTAATCGTCCTGATGTATTGCGAGATAGTTATTCAGCAGACCCATTAGTCTATAAGCAACTTGGTAACAAAGAGACTTTAGCTAAAGCACAAAGCGTTTTTGACCAAGGACTTGAACCTGCAATCACTCAGTTAGACGACTTGCTTAAAAACATGAAGCCTGAATCCGCACCATTAGTAAAGATGATAGCAGACAAGCTTACAAATGATGGAAACATCGTAAGGGCGAGAGAATTATTATCCAATGCTGCTACAAAGGCGACTGAATCAGGGCAATTCGGGCAGGCGTTTAGAATATTGAGAGATGCAGACCCTCAAACCTTCTTAATGACGTTCGATAAGCAATTAAATAAGTTGAATAAGGAAGGGTTAGATCAGTACGGCAAGAATTGGAAAACTGTTGATTTAACTCCTGACGAATTAAGTATGGTATCCAAAATTGAGCGTGGTAATCAGGCTAGTTATGATTCGGCATTTGAACAAATACAGGCTAGAATAGCTAATGAAATGCCCGCTACAGCAATGGAAAAAATCAATGCATGGCGGCATATCTCCATGCTACTCAACCCAAAAACTCAGATTCGTAATGTCGGCGGTAATGCGATTATGATGGGTATGAGAAAATCCGCACAAAGTATATCGGGAATACTGCAAAAAGTGTTACCCCAAGCAGATAGAACGCAATCTGTTCTTGTCAATAAAGAGTATAAGCAGTTAGCAGGTGATTATTTTGAGGTTAATAAGAAGGACTTGTTGGGCGGAGCGAATAAGTATCAAGAGGGTATAGGTCTAAATATGCCAAACAAAAGAGTATTCCAAAACAACGCACTGGAAAAAACCCGCACGTTAACTTATGATTTGCTGCAAAAGGGCGATAACCCCTTCTTTCAAAATGCCTATATAGATAGGCTTGCTTCTTATGCTCAGGCAAAGGGTATAAAGGATTTCTCTAAACTGGATCAGGTTGCCTTTGACACCGCAAAAAAAGAAGCCGAGCAAGCAACATATAAAGATGCTAGCGTTATTGCTGAATTTGTGAATAAGGTTAAGCGTACAGATAAAAACGCAAGTTTGGGAAGAAAGGCTGGGGCGGTATTAACCGAGGCCGCCTTACCATTCACTAAAACTCCTATAAATATTATCAAACGTGGTATTCAGTATAGTCCAATTGGGATAGCAAACGGATTGGCTGGAATAAAATCCTCCAAGGGTGCGGCTGTTGCAATTGATGAAATAGCAAAAGGATTAACCGGTACAGGTATATTAGGATTGGGGTATTTGTTAGCAAGTAAAGGGATACTAACGGGTAAGGCTTCGAGCGATCCAGACTTAAGGGCGTATGACACAAACACTGGCAATTCTCCCTTTTCTGTGCTAGGTAAATTTAGTTACGATTGGATGCAGCCGTTCAGCGTCCCCCTATCGGTCGGGGTAGAAATCTATAACGCCATTAAGGACAACCCAAAAGATACTGCAAAGATGAATAGCATTATGGCAAAAAATGACACTTCAAGCCTTACTCAAATGGCATTAACCGCAGCAAATGGAATAATGGACGGTCTTAACGCCTCGGGCGACACAGTGTTTAATATGTCTATTATGAAGGGAATTAAAACTTTACTTGGTAGCGGAACTAAGGGATTCATGGAGGGTTTGGCACAATTACCCCAAAACTACGCGACACAATTTATCCCTACGTTATCAAGTCAATTAGCTGGAACAATTGATCCTCTCGTTAGAAACACATATGTTCCCGGTAATCTTCCTGCATCATTAAAAAATACCTTAATCTCAAAGATACCTTTTGCAAGCGAAACCCTGCAACCTAAACAAACGCCTTATGGTGAAAATATGAAGAAGATTGAGAACCCATTAGGCCGGGCGTTCTCACAGTTCCTAAGTCCTGGTATTATCGCCAAGGGTCAAGGGAATGTAAGCCCTAAGATAAATACTGAACTAAGAAGATTGAACGAATCAGGGTTAGTAAACCAGTTCCCGACGATGGTCCCGAACTATATTGAAAAAACCCAAACTCATCCAAAAATATCACTATCACCTGTAGAAACGACACAATATCAACAACGAGTAGGCCAATTAACATTAACTGCCTTTGATAAACTTATGAACCAGGGGAAGTATAACAACGCTCATCAAACAAAATTAAAATCCCCCGATGAATTAAGGGCTGATTTATTAGCAACGGCAATCTCTGATTCAAAGGCAACAGCTAAGAAAGAGATACTAAAAAGCAAGGGACTTAAATAGTCTCTTGCTTTATCCTTTACTCTTTATTGCTTTAGTGCACTCTTTTTCTTGGAATAATATTCTTGAGGTATTCGCTTAAACTTTGCATAATTCCTCCAATAGCAAGTGCGCTAAAAGCAATCACAAATAAGATTACTAATAGGTTTGACCCTCCTTCTGCGAGATAACTTACTGCAAAAAGAAACAATATAAATGAAATCCAAACACCTATATCCTTAACGTCTTGACTGTATATTTTCATGTTGTTACCCTCCTTAATTTTTTAATATTATTATACAACTTTTAATCTTCCTTGTGGAGATTATTTTTATATGGACTCCAATGAGAGGGCTTTTTTTGTTCTTAAATATGGGAATTATACTTGTATTGTCCCTGCCTATGGTGTATAATTGATGTATGGTGGTGATTGAGTGAAAAGGATAGATTTGTATATTACAAAAGCCCAAAATAAGTGGTTAGAAGAACAGTCCGAGAAACTAGAAATAAGAAAGTCGGAGTTAGTTCGCAGGATTTTTGATAAGGAGATGAAAAAGAAGTAATGGAACAAAGTATCTTTAGGATACAGAAAGACAAAGACAATCCCTACGTCATGGTCAATAAGGAATCACTTAACAATACGGAGTTAAGTTGGAAGAGTAAAGGATTGCTCACATATTTACTCAGTCTTCCTGATAATTGGAAAATATATGAGGATGAAATAGTTAAACATGCCAAAGATGGCAAGGACAGTTTAAAGAGTGCTATTAAGGAATTGATTGAAAATGGCTATATTGAAAGGGAAAGAATAAGGAACCCATCGGGTCAATTAAAAGGCTACACCTACTGTGTCTACGAGATTCCTACCAAAAGCGGATTATCCATTGTAGGTAAATCCAATAAGGGGGAATCCGCTACTACTAATAATAACGTAACTAATATTAATAAAAGTAATAAAAAAGATTTATACATCAATCTGCCGATTGACGATCATATCTTTTTTAAGATTTACGGGGAATACTTCTACAGTAAGTTTGGTAAAAAGCATATGCGATTAACTCCTGAACAACTGGATGATGTTAATAACAAACTAAATGAATTAATTGGATGTGATGTAGATAGAGAAATATTCGAGGAAGAAGTAAAAAACCATTTTGACAACTTGCCAAAAAGTAACAACGGTAGCATCATAGCCTTTTTAACAGCATCCAGAAGATATTTTGAGGTAGACACAAACGCTTATAATTGATATGCTAATTTAACTGGGATAGGTAGGGATTGTCTGGCCAGATGATTCTTACTGACAAAAGCTCTTTGTCCGAGCTTCCCAGTATTCCCCGGACAACCCATAGACAGTGGGGTGCATATTGCGCCCAAGAGAGATATCGAGAAATCGGTGTCTCTTTTTCTTATGAAAGAAATGGGGTGCATTATTGAAGAAGATTCTAATCGTTACCATGTTAATCATCACATTATGTACATCCCTTTTTCTATTCCTCCACAGTCGAGATACCCCTAAGGTAAACATCAACACATCATCTGTACAGGCCCTAGAGGCACTACCAGGCATCGGGAATGTGTTAGCGGTACGAATCATCCAGGATAGGCCTTATGCGGATGTCTATGCGTTAGACAGAGTTAGGGGAATTGGCCCTAAGACAATTGAAAAAATAATAGGTAAGGTGGTAGTAAAATGACAACAGAGGTTATATCTCAACTGCTTTTGCAATTTGGCGTAGTACCTGGTCTATTTATTTGGCTATTATTTAATACCCAGAAAGAGCACAAGATTTCTAGAGAAAGTTCACAGACACGCGAGCAACAACTCATGGAACATATCGCAAAATCAGATGAAACCCTTAATCAATTCGCAGCTAGTTTAGCTAAGATAGGCGAGACGTTGAACACCATAGATAAGAGTATGGGGTATCTACAAAGGGATGTAGAAAAGCTAAAGGAAAAATAGGAGGATTTATTATGCCAAAAGTATGTATTGACCCAGGCCATCAATCTAGCGGCTTCGACACTGGAGCCCAAGGCAATGGACTTCTCGAACAAGATATAACGCTCAATATCGGTCTGCGCCTTAAACCTCTTCTTGAGGCAAATGGAATTCAAGTCGTGATGACGCGAACAGGCGGCCAAGTACCCGGAGTTATTAATAGCGTAACTGATTCACTCCAAGCAAGATGTGACATTGCTAATAATGCTGTAGTTGACTTATTTGTTGCCATCCATATTAATGCTGGCGGTGGGACAGGTTCAGAGGTTTGGGTAGTATCTACAGGCGGCAGAGCAGAGAAGGCCTCAAACGCTGTCCTCGCTCGTCTAATCGCATCTTGCGGTTGGGCGAATCGTGGCGTTAAAACTACTAATGATTATGTCCTGAAATATACTGATGCTCCTGCTATTTTGACTGAAAATGGATTTATTGACTCTGCTTCTGATTCCGTTAAACTCAAGGACCCTGCATTTATTCAAGGTATTTCCATAGCACACGCTAAAGGCATTTGTGATTACTTTGGTATTCAGTATAAAGAGAAGGTGGTAATAGACGTGTTAAATGTAGCGGTTTTGTTATTTACAAAGGAGGATTATTGGGCCGGGGCAGATGTGGCCGCTAAGAATGGTAATTGCGCGGTGTTTGTTCGTCCCGCTGATCATTCAGTACCTGCCGATGCCATGAGTGCCAAACATTTGATCGTAGTGGGAGGAGGTTCAATTAATCATCCAAACCAGACTCTTTTGAGCGGCAACACAAAATACGACACAGCCACAGCAGTTGGAAAATATCTAGGATAACCCTAGTGGCCCATTTATTTTATAATGGAGGGATAAGATGGCAAGTTATCCTTATATTGTTTTTGGATGTAGTTGCAATCCCAAATGTGTTTGTAGCTTATGCGGGATAAAAGCATCCATCTGTGAGTATGCCGGTTGTCAAAGTTGTGACAAAACAAAAGGAAACCTTGGATGCCAGTACAGCTTTAGCAGGAAATGACCTGCTATTTATTTTGTCCCAAAAAATGAAAGGAGGTGAAGGAAATGTCTTATAGTTTAAATACTCCGTGCTACAACTGTTCAAAGGAAAAAACTTGTAGCGACCGTATCGACATCAAGGTAGCCATTGACACAATCCACAACACTTCCAAGGTTAATGGTCATCAAGGAGCCGGAACCGTTGTCCTTGCGTGCGTTATGCAGAACAAGGAATAATACTTTGTCCAATTTCATCCAAAAATAAGAAAGAAGGAATTAAAATGGAAGATCAAAAAGCCTGGTATCTATCAAAAACTATCCTAGCATCACTCGTCACAGTCATTGCACTTATCGCAGGAGGGTTTAACCTCACCATCGACACACAGACCCAGGAAGGCATCGTGGAGCTTGCTACAGTTATTGTTGGTGTAGTAAGTAGTGCTGTCGCCATATACGGCAGGGTGAAGGCTAGTAAGACAATTAAATAAGCGCATGAAAAAGGCCCTTTCTCACTTCGGTGGGGGAGGGTTTTTTTTGTTCTAATAGTTAGAGAGTCCCTGCACATTTTGCACAAGGACCCTCTGATTGTTTAGCTAATTGGTTATGGAGTAGCGCTAAATTACTTTACAATTGTAACTTTCTCCCAAAGTCCACTTGTTCTTAAGTGGAGATAGAAATAGTAAGTTCCAGCAGGTCTAAGATCATTGAAATAGAGGGTAGAATCTGAATCCTGTGGAAGTTTTATAACTATACCATCAAGTTGTATTCCATATATTTCCGTAGCATTAGTTGTAGAGAAATCTACTCCTGTATAGGGTGTATATCCACCAACGGAAATTCCTGCGGTCATGATAGCTGAGGGAGTTGTAGTCAAAGCTGCTAATTCTGCTGCTGTTGGTGATACTACTATCGAATAAGTAGCTTTTTTCCCATTGGTCATTGTAACTTCTACTGGCACTGTTCCAGTTACAAGCGTATTAAGATCTACCCATACTGTGTAGCCATTATTCCAGTTTAGATCCGTTGTCATGCTTATGGGAGGTGTTCCGTTATTAAAGCTAATTGCTACTGGAATTGAACTTCCACCCCATTGGGTGTCAATCCATTGCAATAAACCCGGTGATACATTATTTCCCTTGATTGTTAATGTAGTACCTGCAACACTGAACACTGGCTTAATAGCGATTCCCTGTACTGTGCTATCTCCAGTTGCGAATAAAGCTGTCATCATTTCATTAATATTTGCTTCATTTGCAAATTTTCCCGCTGTTGCCGTTGCCACCCCTAACGTTACTGATGGATTTATTGTTACTGAACTACCATCCGTAGTCCCTTCAACAGTTAACGAATCGATACCTGCCGCATTCTTCACGTTAATTTGGAATGTCGCTGGAATCCCGGTAATTATATCCCCAACATCTACTAAATGTGTTGCAGTATAAACATTGTCAACATTTGTAAATGTGTTAGGATTGCTACCATTAATTTTGAAGTTGCTGAGTTTTGTAACCGACTCATCAGAAGTAAATGTTAAGGTAATAGTATCTCCGTTCATAGCTTTTGTATTATTCGCATTACTAGATGAAATATTTACATTTGTAATTCTTGCATATTGTGCGATTATGCCAACCTTACTACTATCTGTTGTTGTTTCAATAGTTTGCGAATAGATACCTTCTAACCATTGTGGTACTGTTGGATCTACTGAATATGCTGGATTAAGTACGTTAGTTTGGACGTTGATCTGGAATACAGCATCTCCTACTTTATCTCCAGAATCTACTAAATGCGTTGCGGTATAAGTATTTCCTGAAACCGTGAATGTGTCGGGATTGCTTCCGTTGATCTTAAAGCTACTTAATTTATTAACAGGTTTATCTGACGTAAATGTTAATGTGATAGTATCCCCATTCATGGCTTTCGTATTGTTTGGATTATTAGATACAAAACTTACATTACTAATTACTGGTGCGGTTACAGTGGCAAGTCTTGCTAATAAATCTACTTTTTTTGTAACTCCTGCAACGTCATTAGGAAGAGCATCAACTAATACTTTTGCAGAAACTACATCTGCTTGTAGCTTACTTAATTCTGCTTTAGCTACTGCATCTGTCGCCACTTGAACTCTTTGTGCTGCGGCATAAGCACCTCCGTCTCCATTGTTACTAGGGGGAGTAACTGGAGGTGTAACTGGGGGCGTAATAGAAGGGGTTGATGTACTTGCGAGTACGCCTTCCGAAACAACCGCTGTACCACCCAAAGCTGATACAATGCTGGTAGCGGATAGTTTGCTACTCACATAAGTTGTTCCCTCATTTACGGTTCCATTGGTGAGAACAATCCCAGAATTATATTTTGCAGCAAGAGGTGCACCTGTCAAAGCATCAACTGCTGTTTCACCGTTTGCTATAAAGACATGATCATATTTTAGTACACTGTCAAATCCTTTAAGCACTGCAACATTTGTATCATATGCTGTGTTTCCAAAATAGCGAGTTGCACTAGGGAATTGAGCTTCTACAGCATCACTAATAACGCCTGTTCCACCAATAACATCTGAAGATGTAATGTTTGCGGTTAAGAATGCCTTGACACTAGCAGGAACTGCATTTTTCTCGGTTAAGAGAATTGGCTCATTGGCAGCAGATGCAATCGACGCAATCGAAAGAGCATCTTGGTTCAGCCAGCCGTAAGCGACTGCAACTTTGGTTACAGGTGCGCCGAGAGCGACCATTTTCTTAGCGATATTTACGGAAGTTTCGAAGCGATCAGCTCCACCGAGGGACTCAACAGTGATATTCATAGTTGCTAATTCATTAAGCACTGCTTGGTTAATGACAGCAGTTCCACTAGTCACATAAACCTTCGTAACATTGAGTTTAAGAAGTTCAGCTTTGGTGTAAGCATTCAATACTGCGCCAGGCTCTTGCAGAAGGATCGGAGCATTCAAGAATTTAGCGAGCGGGCCAGATGTCAGGGCATCAACCATACCATAAGAAGCTGAGGACGCGAGAATTGCTGTACCTGTCCAGCCTGTTTGATCTGCGATTGCTACCGCAGTTTGAGCAGCAGTTGTACCAAATAAGCGAGTTGGGACTGTCCCTGTAGCAAATGCGTTAAAGGGAACCATTGTCAGGATCATACCTGCGATAGTTAAGGATGCTAAGGCTTTTTTAGTTTTTTTCATTTAGTTTGTTTTCTCCTCTCAATTTTGGATCTTCTTTTTTGGTGAACTATCTCTTTTCCCTCACCCCCTTAAATATTGACTGATTCATCCTTTCATAGTATAGTAGTATCATACTGCAAGCAATATAGCAAGCACACTAGAAAGAGGTATCTTTATGAAAGCCGTTACTGTTCGTCTACCCGAAGAATTGATTAAGGAAATTAAGATCATCTGCATTAATAAGGAAATGGACTTTCAGGTAGCAGTTAAGCAAGGATTAGAACTTTGGAAAAAAAGCCATTAGTCTTATAGCTTTCTCGCCATAAGGCTAATTTCCTGCTATGTGATAATATTAATTATTCTACTCATACCCATTTGGGTAACATTTAGGTAACGTAATCAAAATAAAGGTGATGAAACAGACTAAACATGTTACAATGCTAAAAAGGAGAAATTCTTGCTGTATGCGCCTTGTAGCACAGGAGATAAGATGTTACAGTATTAATTTATCATAAGGAGTTACCGCGACCATTACAGAAGTTTAATACTAGAACTAGCCCATACCAAGGATATCAGTTGTTTAAATATACCTAAAATACCCCAAAGGTAACGAAAAGGTAACATAATCTGATAAAACATATTCCACACCTAATGGAAGTGTGGAATAACTAGAGGCTTTTCATGAGTTCGCTGAACTTTCGGGAAGCCTCTTTTTTCATTGTCTTTGTGGTATGTGTATAGACCCATTTGGTTGTTTTATCATCTTTATGCCCGAGCCGTTCCATGATCTCTGGAAGACTTACCCCGGCCTCTGCCATGAGCGAAGTATGAGTATGCCTCAGCGAGTGAGGCGTTAGACTCTCGTTTAACTTTGCTAGTTTTAATAGTCGGAACATCCTGCGTTCGACGATCTTTACGGTCTCGGGATATCCCAGGTATCCTGTTTCCCTTGCAAAGATAAAATTCTTTTCGTGATATGTTGCTCTATTTTTCATCCGGACTATATTCTGATGGGCCTTGTGTTTCCTTAATTCATCCAGCACAACTTCATCAATTGATATTTTTCGTTTCGATGCCGTCGTCTTTGGTGGAGTTAACTTGTATTTCCTCGCGTTGCTTGTTGGGTTGTAATAAGTCTTTGTGATATTGACTGACTTTTCCTTGAAGTCAATGTCCTTCCATTTGAGGGCGCACATTTCTCCAACCCTCATGCCTGTGTAGGACAGAAGAAGGAAGATAGGGTAATCATTCTCAAGCCCTTTTTCTTTTGCTGTTTTAAGAAATAGGGATAGTTCTTTTTTTTCGAGGTACTTTACAATCTCATCTTCCTCTAATTCCTCAATTGTCTTTATTTTTTTTGGCACAGTGGTGAATTGCGTAGGATCACTTTTAATAAGTTTAAGCTCGATTGCTTTTTTGAATATCATCCGTCCGGTTGCGTGCGCACCAATGATTGATGATTTAGAAAGTCTATGTTCATTGAGGTCATACAATGCACCTTGATATCGCTTTCGTGTGACATCTTTTAGCTTAATATGTGCTAAATAAGTGAGGAGCCTATTAATCTCATACTTCCTTGTTCTGACCGTGCTTTCTTTGACCTCCCCGGAATTCTCATAGTTTGTTAGCCAATCCTTAGAAAAATCTTCAAAGGTAATTTCCGACTCTTTGATATAGGTTCCTTGCTCAACTTCCTGAATAACTAGACCGCACGCAAGTTGCGCAGTCTTTTTTGTTTTAAACCCGCCTTTTTTGCCTTGTTTGCGCTTACCCGTTTGGGGATCTACACCAATGTCGACGATATAAGACCACGTGGCTCCGCAGGTACACTTTTTAGCATCCTTGGGACACTTGCAATTTGGTTTATAAAAATGACCCTCCATAATAGTGACCCCCTCTCGTTATCTCTTCCCAAAATTTACGTATATTACTTCCCCATTCTTTTAATCTTGTCCTCATGTTCTTCTTTTGCAGCTGATTCCTCATCAAACATAAATTCAATTATGCCAGTAACCTTCAACTGGTTATCGCGGGAAAGATTGCGGTAACTAAAAATTAATTTCTTCTCAACTTCTGACATCTCCAACGTGGGGATGTCTTTGCTTTTTCTGCCAAACATATCATCAAGGGATACATTTAGGTATTTGCATATTTGCATAACCAAAGATATATCAATAGAGTTTGTACCATTTTCCCATGATGAAACCGTATTATGCTTTACGCCTAGCACTTCAGCTAGTTGTATTTGAGTTATTTTTCTTTCTTCCCTAAGGCTTTTTAAGTTTTTGGCTATGTTTTTCTTGATATTGTTCACTATTAAACCCCTTTCTTTCTCATTTTATGAAGTTATTATACATCATATCCTTACCTAATATCAAGATAAATATTCATAATTCGTGAACATTTATCTTGACACTTCATAAATCATGAAGTAATATTAAGATAACTTCACAAAACATGAACAACCGGAGGTGATTACAGTGGACGTGAACGCATTACCAAATAAAACGGTGGGAGCAATGATTAAACAATACATGCTAGATAGGGGCATCAACCAATCATTTGTATCGTCAAAAACTAATATCCCAACAAACACATTAAATTTCATTTTAAATTCAAAGAGAAGGTTGAATGCAGAGGAATATTTCTTAATTTGTGAAGTATTAGATGTTCCCCTAGAAACCTTCAAGCCGGAATTAACGGAAGTAGGTTAATGGAAAAGGAGGAAAAATCATGGATAATTTAACGATCGTGGAAAATGGATTAATACCGATTTACAAAGGTGAAAGCGGGCAAGTTGTTGACGCAAGAGAATTGCATGAGTTTTTAGAAAGCAAACAAGAGTTTACCAACTGGATCAAGGGCAGGGTAGAAAAATACGGATTTATTGAAAATGAGGACTTTACGATAATTTTATCAAAAAGTACCGGCGGCAGACCATCAACCGAATACACCCTAACGATCGACACCGCAAAGGAAATTGCAATGGTAGAAAACAATGAGCAGGGTCACATAATTCGTAAATATTTTATCGAGGTCGAAAAAAGAGCAAGACAACCCAAGCAAATGTCACAAGCAGAAATACTGGCCGGGCTTGCCCAAGTTACCGTAGAGATTGAGCGCAAGGCAAATACAGCTATTGAAGTCGCAAACAAGGCGAGTCGGCAAATAACTAATGCCCTTGATATTTTCACAGCTCCAATTGACAAGGATTGGAGGCAGGCCATGAACTCCAAAATGCGTGGGATTTGTCAAGAATACGAATTAAGTTACCTTACGTTTTATCATGACCTCTATGAAGAATTAGAGAACCTGGCGAGGATAGACCTCAAGGCTCGTTTAGCACGGTTACGCACGAGGTTACAAGCGCAGGGCGCAACCAAAACCGCTTGCAAGGCTATAACAAAGCTTGAGGTTATCGAACGCGACCCGAAGTTAAAACCCATTTTCGAGGGAATTGTGCGGAAATATCAAGCGAAATATGCGGTTGCATAAGTGAAGGGAGGGTGACAACTTATGTCAATAAACGAACTCCCCGAGATTATCACGGCCCAGCACATTTCGGATTACTTAGGTATTTCGAGGGGGAAAATCTACACGCTGTTTCAAATTAACCCAGCTGCCGGAGGGATACCGAACTTCGCCATTGGGAAGTCTAAGCGGGTCGAGAAGAAAGACTTCGTTAAATGGATTGAAGCACGAAAGGGAGAGAAGGCTGAACGAGTTAGTAGTATGTGAAGAGATTAGTAAGGAGGGAACCATGACTATCGGAACAAGAATAAGGGAGCTACGTACTGTACGCGGACTAACCCAAAAAGATCTCGGAAAAATAGCCGGAGTTGGTACATCAATGATAGGCATGTACGAAATCAATGCAAGAAAGCCCAGTTTCGATGTTTTAGAAAGAATTGCTGACTATTTTTCCGTATCTACTGATTACCTTCTTGGACGAACAGAACCCGATTTGATAGATGACAGCATCAGAACATTGACACGAGATATTCAAGGCCTTACTGCCAAAGATCGGAAATTGCTAAAAGGGATAGTTGAAACTATGTGTGAACGTGGGAAAGAGGCGAGAGACAGATAATGAACGCAGTTAGCGAATTAATCCAGTGGGCTTGGGATGAGCAAGGCAAGGGAAACGGAGCAAAGATAAATTCTATTCTAAGCGTTTGCCGAAGGTTGCGTTTCCGAGCGAGAGTCTTTCATAATCTCCCGTTGAGGGAAGAGAAAGTGAGGTGAAAAAATTGATCTACCGAATGAGCAAAAAGTTGTTCAAGGAGTTGTCTAAGTCTCTGAAACACGACAGCCGTGATGTGAATGTGAGTGTGAGTGAGAAAGAGGTCGCGGATTATATGAATCAAACATTCGGACTTCGCGAAACGATTACACAACTTAGATTAATTTAGAAGGGATGTGAAGCCCATGAAACGCCCTATGATGCTAGACATGCAGGACATAAGCGGACCAAAGCATTTATTAGGATTGCCACAGGAGATTATCGCCGAGATGATGCCGCAAACTACAGAGCGTGAGTATATCATGCCCAACGGTCTAACCGGCGCACAGTGGAACAAACGCAAATCTCGGAGCAAGATCGCCAAGCAATCACGGAAACGGAATCGGAGGTAAGAAAGGACGGTACCAAAATGCCAAATAAACTAATGAAATCAATCCGCAACCAGTCACTCAAGATTGACTGGTTCAGCCGCGCCGTGGATGATTATCGCTCGCGAATGAAGAAAGAACGCGAGGTGGAACACCTATTATCGGCAATTTTCAGAGGCGGGTCCGTGAAGCTGTAGAAAGCGAGGGTGAATAACTATGCCAGACACCCCTAATATCATCATCCCACTATGTGACGCCGATTATTGTGCTATATCCAAATTAGCGCAGACGGGCAGAGACGTATTTACTGTAGCGGACTTGGAAGAAATGAACGAGAGGGGAATGACCTATTAAGCATGGTGTAAATCCAACGGTAGCGCAGCGGGTCAGAATTAAAAAGCTGATACCAAACCCTGATAACTGGCTAATCTCGGTGGACTGTCCAGAGCGCCTTGTGTTGGTTCATCGGGTATCGGGTGCAACGAGAACACTGATAAATGCGAGATGAGGAGGAGGGAATCTTAATGCAAGACCTTACAAACGCTCAATTCAATTCACTGAAAACTCTATTCAAAAACCCACAAATTAATCAGGTGTCAATCGACATGCACAGCGACGGTCTACTTCGCGTAACAGTCATATCAACAGATGATGCCGATTTTGATAGCGTAGATGCTTTGCTTGAAGATGCGTTTCCACACAAAGAATATCGCGGTTCAGTCGATGAGGATGTGGATGGCGATTACTACTCGATTGATGTTGATGGCAAAACGCTCATAAATTTGATGATGAAAAAGTCCCCCACTGCTATGGAGGACCCAAGGGAAATATTACACCCTGATTATATGATAAATGTTGCTAAACCGCAATCGTCGCTGAAACCGTGGCTTGTGAAAAAAATATGAGAGAGGCAGAAAGGTGACACATTCTAAACCCGCATTACACCCCATCTTTGATCAAATCCTAACTGATTTTGTCCAGCAAGAACCGGTTGAATTACAGGCATTGCCTACACGTAACGAGATTTATTTGGAGCAACATGAGTCAAGGGAAGAATTAGAAGAAGTAAAAATTGAGGGGGAAATTAAATAATGGATTGGTTGCAAACTGCTGAACTTGAAGAAATAGTTGGAGTATTGTCAACCGCTACGAATGAACAAGGAGAAGAACTTAAGAAACGCTTTAAGATCACTGACACAGCTTCAATGAGTTGGGTACTTCGCAAGCTAAAAGCTCTTGAGAGCGCACACAATGAGGATGTAAGGGTCTTCGATGAAGAGGTGGGGCGATTGACTGAATGGCTCGGTCAACAGTCCCACAAGTCCCAACTTGGGAAGGAGTTTTTAGAGGGACTAGTTGAGGAATATGCAAGGGGTCAGCACAAAGAAGATCCCGAGTGGAAGGGAGTAGAATCTCCACACGGTAAGGTAACCTACAAAACTCCTAAAGATAAAATCAGCTATGGTGATGAAGAAAAGCTCGTTAAATATCTTGAGACGAACGGATTTCTCCAACTCATTAAAACCGTGAAAACTCCAATTAAGGATGATCTTAAAAAGCTATTTCCGATAAAGGGAAGCAATCTTATTAATACGGAAACCGGGGAAGTAATTCCTGAGATTAGTTTTGTGAAACAAGATCCTGTCTTAAAAATTACATTGGAGGGCTAAACGTGAATAAAAGCGAGTCAATATCAAATCTAGCCCAAGCATTATGTCTCTTCCAAGGAGAAGTAACTAACCCCAAGAACACAGCAAGTAACCCATTTTTTAAAAGTGAATATGCACCTCTAAGTGAGATTATTAACACAACTAAGTCATTACTTGCCAAACACGGATTAAGCGTCTTGCAGAGTCCTTCTGGCGACGGAGAACACATAATTGTCACCACCCTATTAATGCACTCATCGGGAGAATGGATAGAAGGGGAACCATTAGTACTAAAGGCGGACAAGATTACTGCTCAAGGAGCTGGATCAGCGATTACCTATGGCAGACGTTACGGATTATCGGCAATTTTGGGTATTGCCTCAGAAGACGACGATGACGGGAACCATGCGACAGGGAATGAGGATAAAACTGAAAATCTGAAAGCTAAACCAAAGCCTGCGCCAATTAAACCAAAGAATAACCCCATTAACTGGCCAGCCGTCTGGGCTAATATCAAAAAACATGGATACACAGAGGCACAAGTCCATGAGGTGTCCGGAGTTGAGAGTATAGCAACATGGAACCGAGATCAGGTTAATGAGTTGATGGAAAAGCTCAAGGCATTAAAGAATAAACCCACGGCCAACATCCCCGCGGCTGGCGGACTTTACAAAAGTCCAAATAAATAGAATATCGGAGGAAAATAATATGAATAATGTATCACTTGTCGGGAGACTGTGCGCTGATCCAGAGTTAAGATTTTCGGCAGCAGGTGTCGCAGTTTGCAAGTTTACATTAGCTGTGGATAGGCCATTCAGTAAAGAAAAACAAGCAGACTTCTTGCCTTGCCTATGCTTTAAGGCTACAGCAGAGAACACGGCTAACTATCTTACCAAAGGAAGCAAGGCAGGGGTTACAGGGTCCGTCCAGACCTCTACATGGGAGAAGGATGGGGTTAAACATTATAAGACAGAAATACTAGCGGATAGGGTTGAGTTTATGGATAGCAAGCCAAAGGGAGAACAAGGGGAACACCCTTCTGTTGGTTCATTTGGAACAGAAGTTGACCTAGATAGTGACATCCCGTTTTAGGGAAATAAAGGGAGTTTGTATAAAATGAAAAAATGTAAAGAATGTGGGGAATTAAAACCTCTCGATTATTTTTATCATTCGTGGGCAACAAAAGATAGGCGTGGTAGTAAATGCAAAGAGTGCCTAAAAAAATATGCCAATAAACATCGAGCGGATAATTTAGAGAGTTGCCAGGCGTATGATCGAGAAAGAGCTAACATGCCACATCGGATAGAGCTTAGGAAGCAGGTGTCGAGAGTATGGGTAGAGGATGGCCGCCACGCTGCATCACAAACTAGATATAGAGAAAAGTATCCAGACAAGTATACTGCTCATAATATCCTGAACGCTGCCAAAAGAGATGGAAAAATATTAATACCTAGATCGTGTTCGGCATGTGGAGTAGTCACAAAAGACTTAGAAGCTCACCACGATGACTACCTAAAACCGTTAGAGGTTAGATGGTTGTGTATTTCCTGTCATTCGGAGACACGAAGGACATATACAAGGGTCGAAGAATATTCGCATATCTGTACTGGTAACATCCCATTTTAAATAATTCTAAAACGGAAAATGGCTGATCGAGTAACTAAACATAGCCCGGTTAATCCCGGGCTATTCTCACAGAATTGAGGCGAGAAGGTGATGAGAAATATGGCGGTAGATGCTTACTATTTTTCACATGATAGTAATGCTAAGGATGATCCAAAGTGTGTTTTACTCATAGAACAGTTAGGGCTAGAGGGTTATGGCATCTATTGGATTTTGATTGAAATGTTGAGAGATCAGCCAGGTTATAGATATCCCCTATCTTTAATCCCTGCTATATCGAGAAGGTACAACACTACTACAGAAAAGGTCAAAACAGTCGTTAATAACTATGGATTATTTGGACTTGATGAAAAAGATTTTTTTAGCCTTTCTCTCTTGAGAAGAATGGAACACCTTGACAAAAAGCGTATTCAAGCTTCATATGCGGGAAAGAAATCAGCAGAAGCAAGGCAACTACTCAACGGACGTTCAACGGATGTTCAACAGACGTTAGACATCAGTTCAACCATTAAAGTAAATGAAAGTAAAGTAAATGAAAGTAAAGAAGTAATACCGTACTCCGAAATCATCAACTATTTGAATGAAAAAACGGGTAAAAGTTTCTCTCCTAAAACAGATGCTACTGTCAAATTCATAAATGGAAGATGGGAAGATGGTAGAACCCTAGAAGACTTCAAGCGAGTGATTGATACAAAGTGCAAGGAGTGGCTTGGTAAAAATGACAGAGAGGGTAAACCGTTAGCTAACTTTCTCAGGCCAAATACATTATTCAGCCCGACAAACTTTGAAAACTATCTCAATCAGGTGGAAAAACCCACAGAAGAAATCGGTCCCACAAAGCTGTGGTAGGAGGTGATTATTATTTACCACGACATAGAAAGTGAGCGTTGCATTATAGCAGCCATGTTATCCTCCGATGAATCCATGATTGAAACATGCTCAACTATGCAGACAGAGGACTTTTATGAACCGAGACACCAGGCAATGTATTCAATTCTTAGTGGCTTGTTTATAAAATCTATCAAACCAACTTACTTGGAAATGCTCAAAGAGGGAGTTAAGCAAGGAACCTTATCATCACTCGAAGACCGGGAATATGCCAAACAGACAATCGGATATCATGTGTCAACATCTTCCTTGCCTTACTGGTTTAAAAACGTCAAGGATAAATCCAAACTTAGAAGATTAAGAAAAACCTTAATGCAATTAGCCGAGGACATGAAACATCCTGCGGTTGACGTGGATAAGTTGGTGCAAGATGCAAGCAAAGACATTTCCGGCCTAACAACAGAAACCACAGAGACGATCGACACTGGCGCGGAACTTACTAAGATAGGCAGAGAAGTCATAGAAGAGCGTATGACACACAAAGGGGAGCTTCACGGCATATCAACAGGCATAGGTAAATTAAACCGCTTAACGTCTGGATGGAAAGATGGAGACTTAATCCTCTTAACGGCAGGAAGCGGAATAGGGAAAACCGCCTTTGCTCAAAACTTTATCGCCAACGGTTGTTTCATCCATGAATGCCCGACTCTATATATCAACTCTGAAATGTCCAAACAACAGGTGATTCTTAGGTTTGCGTCGATGGTTAGCAATACGGAAGCTGACAGAATCAAGTTTGGTGAAATTACTGAAGAAGAGAAGCAAAAAATATTCGACAACATGGATGTAATAACGAGAGCCCCGTTTTACCATTATCCTTCACCCTCCCTGAACATTAACAAAGTAGTGAGTATGATCCGTAAACTGTATGTGCAAAAGGGGATTAAGCTAGTTGTTCTGGACTACATCGGGCGCATGGACCGAGTGGACAAAGAAGCGAAGGAATGGGAAGAACTTCATCAAATATGCAAAACGCTCAAAACAATAGCGCAGGAATTGGAAATAGCGGTAATTGTCTTAGCACAACTCAATGACGATGGAGGGTTACAGGCAGCCAAACGAATGAGAAATGAAGCAGATATAATGCTCAAAATTCAACCCATGACAAATGACGAACAGATTGATGCACTAAGTAAAGGGTACAAAGTAAAACCTGATTACTGGGTCTACTTAGACAAAAACAGAGACGGGCAAGGGGAGGTAATGATTCCTGTGAAATTCGATAAAAACAAAATGCAAGTAATTGATGTGAGTAATGTATGACCACGACAACAGACTTAATAAAACAACTACAAACAACTTATCTCGAAATGCGCCTAAAGGGATTTATCACAGAAGAAGAGTTTAATATCCTTGGAAACATCACGGAGAAAATGGAGAAAAATGAACACGCTATGGAATTATCGGTACACATAACACCGTGGGATTTAAACAACAAGGATTTAGTTGATTGCATACTGGCCGGAGAGTTTAAAACAGCAGCTACTATTTTATGTTAGGAGGGACAAAGCTTTAGAGATCTTATCAAAAGCATAGGAAGATGAGGAATAAGCTATGGCAAATTATCATGATGTACTTATGCCAAACCAAGCGGAAGAAATGGAGCGATTTCTCAAGGCACTAACCAAAGGCGCCAAACTATGTAAGCGAGCTGGGGTAAGACCGGACATATCCGCTGCTATTACAGCGTGGGGGTATGTCCCTAAAACGGCAGAAGAATATGCTATATCAAATGCATTTAGGAAAAGGGAGAAGAAAGCCAAAATACAAAGAAAGGGGCAAGCCAAATGAAGATCAACAAACTAGAGGCAATGTGGTTGTGGCGTGCTGGAAAGCTCGACACGGAGATAGCTGAACATTTTAACTGCGCGAAAATAACGGTACAAAAATGGAGAGAGCAAAACAACTTACTCAGAAATAAAGCAATTGTGAAAAACTTAGTAAGCCGTGAACAAATAACTAAGTTGTGGGAAAACGGTCTAAAAGACAGCGAAATAGCCAAAGAGTTGAAATGTTCAACCATAACCGTCTGGAAGTTTAGAGAGGAAAACGGCATGGGTTCAAATGTGGGATTATTCGATTGGGGCGGCCACAAGGAAACTTGCGGAAAGGAGGAGGGGAAAATAGATGAGCAGAGAGATTAAGTTCCGTGGTAAAAGTATCTACTCAGGCGAATGGTTTTATGGATCGCTCAATAAATTAGATTTCAACGACGGTCAAAGAGACGTATGCGGAAGTTATATCACATCCTTGGAAAATAGAAGCGAAGAGGTTGACAATGACACCGTAGGCCAATTCACCGGCCTCAAGGATAAAAATGGCAAGGAAATCTATGAGGGGGATATTGTCAAATTTGGTCAATATGAATATCAAATAATTTATGAAATAGGCGGATTTGGATTGCTCGACGTGGCAGGGTTAATGATTGGTAAAATAGGCGGAATAAATGACCATGTGTATTCTTTGCAAGTATTATATTTGGAATGTTGCTGGGAAGAATCTTCTGCTTTTGACCTTGAAGTTATCGGTAACATTCACGATAATCCTGAGTTCTTGGAGTCTAAATGAAGCACCAAGAAAGCGACCACCAACAAGCCCTCTTCGTCTGGGCCAAACTGATGCAAGCCCAACACCCAGAACTCAAACTTCTTCACGCCATCGGCAACGGCGGGAAACGAAACCTAATCGAAGCGGTCAGAATGAAGCGTGAAGGGGTCTTGGCTGGGGTTAGTGATATATTTCTACCTGTAGCAAGGGGAGAATTCCACGGGTTGTATATCGAACTCAAGGTAAAAGGTGGGAAGACATCTCTTAGCCAGGAGTGGTGGATCGAGGAAACGACCAAGCAGGGGTATTATTCAGTGGTTTGTTTTGGATGGGTTGAGGCGAGCGAGGTTATAAAGAGATATTTGGAGGAGGGATTAGGTTGAAAAATCACAATCTGAAAACATGGCCAATATTTTACCAAGAGGTTAAATCGGGAAAAAAGACATTTGAGGAACGGCTAGATGATAGAGGTTATGAAGTTGGGGACACACTGACACTTCAAGAGTTTGATCCTGACAAACAGGAATACACAGGGGATGAAATCGTTAAGGGAGTACCATACCTACTTAGGGAGCCATACGCTAAAGATGGACATGTAATTATGTCAATAACTGAACCCTGTCAACTTGAAATACCTAAACCGTGGATATGGGACAACGAAGTAGTTGGGTTGGATGATAAACCCTATAAGGCCCCAACGTGCCCAACGTGTAACGAAGTAACATATAGTATGCCAAATTGTCCGTTCTGCGGGCAGGCGTTAAAGGGTCTAGGAAGCAACTGGAAGGATGTTTAGAAATGAAAGCAGGAACTAAATTCATATACCGGCGTGTGACTTGTAAATACTGCGGTAAATGGGTTGCGGAAAATTGGACAATTAGACATGCGTGCACAGTTGAGAGAAATGAATTGAGAGAAAAATGGATAAGGGAACGGTTAGACGAAGACGGATATTTAGATTAAAGGGAGAGTGAAAAGAAATGAGCGGACGAAATAGAATCCCAATGACAAGTGGAGTAGGTATGGCATTTGATATTACCTCGCTACAGGGGCTAGAAGACACATTAGAGCAGGTAGAGGATGTATCGGGGAGTGATTGTGCCAAAGAGGGTGAAGAAGGGGCTGAGACGGAGGCCAATGATGTTTAAATGCGGAGATAAATTCTGCTCAAATCCAAATATAAAAAGTGAAACTGATGCCCAAGATTGCAAAGAACTTATGATGGTAACGCGTCCCAAGTGGAAAGGAACCTGCTTCTTCCAGCGCCAAGGTAAAGGGTGCGATGAGTGCGGAGGAAAGATGATCAAGGGCAGCGGTTGTAGCCATTGCGTGGAATGTGGTTGGAGTAAATGCTCGTAGAAAGGATGAAAAACATGAGTGAAAATACGGACGAAATTGCTCAACTAGGACGGCAATTAGATAAAGCATTAGACGTGCTTGGTAAACTGGTTGGGCATGGTGATTGCCCTAACCAAGTGGGGCTAAAAGATAGTCCGGACTGTAGTGGTACTTGTCGGGATTGCTGGAAAAATGCGTTAAGTGAGGTTGAGCAGGAAGGATGGAGCCAATTCTCATGAAGATGTTAAATGCATTTCTGATCTTAGCAACCATACTCCTAGGGATAACGAGCATTATTTTCTTCGCGTGGAATAATGTTGCAGATGCCATATATGCCTTACTTTGGGCGGTGTGGATGGCCGTATTGAGGAGGACAAGAAGTGAGTAAAATGTTATTCGAACTAACCGATGGTAACGGCATAAAGTGGGCTGGCAAAAGACTAAGTGCGGGATCTCTTGATGTTTGGCTGATGTATCAGTACCCGAATAGTGAAACATGGACAACTCGAAGAATACTTGAAGCGCAAGAAATCGAAGATTATCAAAGAATGGCAGGATGCTATACAAGAGGTTAAAAGGGGGATAAAGGAAGTATGAGTTGGCCTGAAACAATTACAATTATATGTTTTTTTATTCTGATGGGATTCATGTTTTGGGTAATCGTAAAGTAAGCCAAGGAGGTTAAAGGCAATTGAAATGTCCTAAATCGATCAGACCATGCCCTGAATTATGGCCAGATTGCTCATTGTGTAGATATGTCAGCCTCACTAATACTTGCCTGTATGAACCTAAATCTGACTTAGATATCGTCATTATAGCGGCAAAGATCGCGGAGCAAGTCGTCACAAAAGAGGCGATAGAAAGCGTCGAGAAGATCAGAGGAACGTGGATGAAAGAGTTTGACCAGTTGCCAGAAGGTGGGATATGGGAGTGGATGGCTAAGTACAGAAGACCAGGCGATATTAATTATAAGGAGCCACTCAACGGAGGACCATCGGAACCGGGTGGAGGAAGTAAGAGCAAGGTTCCTCCAAAGCCACCTTATAAAATGCCGGAATATTTAAAATTGTTTGGACAGTAAGAGTATAGAATTATTTGACAATCCATGTTATGATAGACGTATTCGTACACACATTTTTAATAAAAGGTCTGCACCCCGATCAACGATTGGGTCACGCAGGCCTTTTCTTATGCTCAAAAGGTACAATAAAGGGGTTGATTGATAATGGCTTTATCGGCAAAGCAAGAGAGATTCGTCCAAGAATACCTAGTAGACCTAAACGCTAGTGCCGCAATACTTAGAGCGGGTTATCAATCAAAAAACCCTGATGTTGATGGATATAAACTGCTAGTAAGTCCTAGTATTGCTATTTTGGTTGAAAAGGCCATGGAAGAACGCTCTAAGAGGACAGGAATTACAGCAGAGTATGTTCTCAATGGCATAAGGGATATAGCAGACAGACAAGGGATTAAAGAGAACGATACACTCAAAGCGTTTGAACTTCTCGGCAAGCACTTGAAACTATTCACAGAGAAGATAGAGCAATCCGGAGAGACAACAGTCAATAACAAAGTTGATCTATCCCACTTAACAACAGATGAAATAAGAGAGTTGATTAAAGGTGGTCATTGATGAACTACAGATAGAACTAGCAAGAAGAGTTTTCTACGACTTCTGCGTATATATGGACCCGGCATTTTTCACAACCAAGAAACCTCATCTAAAACTAATTGCTGATGCTTTTCAAGAGGTAGCAGACGGACTAATCCCTTCCTTAGCAGTATCACTACCGCCAAGAGCAGGAAAGAGTTATCTAACATCCTTTCTCTGTGCATGGCTATTAGGTAAAGAACCGGACGGATCAATCATGCGTAATAGTTATGCAGCTAAACTAGCCGAGAAGTTCAGCAAAGACATTCGTGACGGTATCATGGCGAGTACAAAGTATAAGTTAGTTTTCCCTGGCGTAATAGCCAAGGGTGCTATAGATAACTGGTGTATCAACAAGAACACTCAACCTGCTTATTTCTGCGCTGGTGTAGGTGGTCCCATTACAGGCTTTGGTTGCCGCACGTTAGCTATACTCGATGATGGAATTAAGAACATTGAGGAAGCACTATCTGAGACAGTGATCGAGAACGTATGGAACTGGTACACATCAACGCACATGAGCCGATTAGAGACAGGATGTCCGGAGATACACATTGCTACTAGATGGACACGCAAAGACCCCATAGGACACCTCACAGACCCAGAGAGTGAAGCATACAACCCTAACATGAAGGTTATCAATGTTCCTGCTCTTACTGATGATGGAGAAACATTCTGCGAGGAAGTCAAGACAACGGAGGAATATCACTTACTAAGGAAGATCACAGAAGACTTCATATGGGAAGCAGAGTTTATGCAGCATCCTATAGAAGCAAAAGGACTACTCTTCCCTATTGAACAACTTAAACGCTTCACAATGAAGGACCTGTCAACCAAGCAAGCTGACGGAGTAGTAGGATTCACAGATACAGCAGACAAGGGCGAGGACTACCTTGCAAGTCCTATAGGAAGGAAGTATGGAGAGTACACCTACATTACAGATGTTGTGTTTACTCAAGACGGTGTGGAGATCACAGAGCCATTAGTTGCACAGCAGATTATAGATACTAAGTGTGATGTAATGAGGATAGAGTCAAACAATGGCGGCTATGGATTCATTCGTAACGTGCGTAACCTAATTAAAGATAAGAGCCATTGCTCAATAGTTGGAGAGAATCAATCTACCAACAAAGAGACTCGCATGTTAATGAGTGCCGGGTATGTCAAGGAATACTTTTATTTTCGCTCAGACTATGAACCTGGGAGCGATTATGATAAATTCATGCGACAACTTACGAGTTATGTGAAGATGGGCAAGAACAAGCACGATGATGCACCTGACTCTATCACAGGATTAGCAGACTACTCCAAGAGGAAGGTATTCACTAAGCCTAAGCCGGTTGATCCCTTCAACCTAACACCTGAGCAAAAGCATAGACAAATGGTTAAGGATTTTACTGGGGGGAGTGTTCCAAAGGGCTTCTTGACGTTTAAGTGAGGTGGCGGTGAAATGATCGAGGTTAGTCATTATTTATTCGTTGGTAATCAAAACGATTGCAAAGGGCTAGAAGGACAAGACTTCGCTGTAGTACATGCTTGCAAATACCCATATCATAGATCATTTGTGGGATATGCAAAGCAACTACCGAAAGACCACAAAGAATATTTATGGGCCATTAGGGGTAAAGAAATAGCTCTTAACATAATAGATGCTGACAACAAGGAATACTTCGCAGAGAGCATGATTAATACAGCACTAACCTTTATCGAAAGGCACTTAGGGTTTGGGATGAAAGTTCTTGTCCACTGTAATCTTGGTGGCAGCCGCTCACCTTCAATCGCTATGCTATATATGAGGGATGAACTACCAGATAACTTTGAGGAAGCGGAAGAACAGTTCAGATTACTCTATCCTCCATACAACCCAAAGAATGGTATAAGAGAATACGTTAAAAATCATTGGTGAGGTGAAATTATGAATAAACTTGTACGCAATACATGGATAGATGGATTTATAGTGCTTACAGAATTGGTTATTATCTTATTGATAATAGGGGTGAGATAAATGAAGGTCAAAGAGTTGATAGAGATATTGACTAAATTGGATCCAGAAAAAGAGATAAGTCACATGGATAATGAAATTGGCTATGACCTATCTATTAGCCAAGTTGTTAATTCCGAAGAGGACGAAGGTTACACCATAATATAGGAGGTACTAAATGAATATCCTCATTGGACTAGGCACTAGCTTAGTCTTTTTTGTTGCCCTTATATCTTCCTTCTATGCAGGATACAAAGTCGGCGGTAAAACAAAGCCAATCGTACCCTTACTAACCGAGGAACAACAACGCAAAGCTAAAGATATGCAACAGGGATGGCAGAACATACTCAATTATGATGCAGGAGTAGCGAGGGGTGATAAGTAAATGATTGATAAAGATCAATGGTCTAGTTGTCTAATGGCAGGCGTTTTGAATATTGCACACGCCAAAGATAACGATGAAGTACTCTGGGACACCAAGATAATAAAGATGGCATGTGAAAAGCTAATTGTAGAGATAGAGCGGGGTGAGGTAGATGGATAACTACAATGTAAGCCAACAAACGGAAGATTGGCAGAAGTATACCAAAGGACGCACATATAATCATCAATGTGTACCTGATTACTACACCACAGTTGATACCAACATCGCGTTTGCATCAGGTAACCAGTGGCGTAATGTAGTTGCTGACGGACTTCCTAAGCCCGTGTTTAACATCATCAAACGAGCAGTAACATTCTTCGTTGCAATCATCACAACTAATGCAGTAGCAACCAACTGTGAGCCTCTAACCTATGCCGAGGACGACGCTGGTAACGTAGTAGACCCGCAAATGCAGGATGATAAGCACACATCAGACATAGCAACATCAGAGATTGGCAATCTCTTTCATAAGTTCGGCATGGACAACCGTATTCGTGATGCGCTCTTCGATGCTGCAATCATGGGTGATGTTGCTGCACATATGAGGTTTGACCCTGAGCTTAAGCCATATAATGGTGCATTTCAGGACATCAAAGGTGAGATTGAATTTGAGTTAGTCGATGGCACAAACGTCATGCTAGGCAATGCCAACAACCCGAAGATAGATACTAAGACTCAGCCATATATCATACTTTCCGGTAGGGACACAGTGGATAATCTGAGGGACCAAGCTAAGTATTATAAGCAGAAGCAAAGCGACATTGACAGTATCACAACAGATAAGATGGTTGACGGTCAAGCTGGGGATGCAGGCAAGATAGAGATCATCGGCGATAACTACGGCAAAGCCTTGTATATCATCATCTACAAATTCGACAAGAAGACAAAGACAATCAAAGTGTCGAAGTGCTTAGAAAACGTTTACATCTACAAAGACATTGACACTGGCCTTAATAACTATCCTGTCGCTTGGTTATGTTGGGAGAAGCAGAAGAACCAATACCACGGTAGAGCAGTAGCCACAGGTATGATACCTAACCAAATCTTCATCAATCGAATGTTCGCTATGGTCATGTACAATCTTATGATGACAGCTTTCCCAAAGGCTGTGTATGATTCAGACAGAATATCAGGTTGGAGTAACGAGATTGGCACAGCAATTGGTTTAAGTGGCATGAACCCAGGAGAGAACATATCGAATGCTGCGACCTACCTTCAACCTGGCAATATGTCTAATCAGATTGTACAAGTCATTGAACTAGCTATCTCACAGACAAAAGAATCTCTAGGCATAAATGATGCTCTAACAGGTTCAATGCACGCCTTAAATTATCGAGCAGTAGTAGCAATGCAAACAGCAGCACAAGCCCCTCTAGGCAACGTCAAGGCAAACTTGTATGAGTGGGTATCTGACATAAGCAGAATCCTCTTAGATATGATGGGAACGTATTACGGCAAGCGTCCTATTGTTATAGATGATGGCAAAGGTAGTAAGACGAAGGAGGATTTTGATTTCAGTGTACTCAAAAATATATGGCTTAATGTTAAATGTGATGTTGGGGCTGCAAACTATTGGTCAGAGGTTAGCCAAGTTGAAACACTTGACAATCTCCTTAAACAAGGGTCTATTGATATTCTTGATTATCTCGATGCTTTACCTGATGGCTACATTACTGACAAGCAAGAGTTAATTGATGGCATCAAAGCTAGGTTAGATGCACAGCAACAAGCACAAGCAACTAAGGCAAATCCTCCTATTGTACCAACACAACCTCAAGGAGGACCACAGCAACCGCCACAACAAGATAACACAGCTTTATATGAAAAGTTAGCTCAATTTATGAATACTCTACCACCTGATGTTCAAGCTAAACTAAAATCAATGCCAGATGCACAGATGGAACAAATCTTAATGCAGTTAATGCAACAGGCACAAGGAGGGCAACAGAGTGCCTAAGATTGAGATGGACTTGGAAGAACTTAAAGAGTTGATTGAGTGTGCCTATAATGCGTGTACTGAATGTAGTGGGCCACAAAGCGTATGCGACGAATGTATTATCACTAAATGCTATAAGAAATTTAAGGAGGGAATACATAATGGCTAAGAAACCGTCACAAAAAGCAATCAGTCAATTCCAAGCACTAGCCCAAAAGAGTACACCTGCACCCATGAAACCTATGATGCCAATGCCGGGTATGCCACCTAAAGCAAAGCCAAATAAAAAACCTATGGCGAAGAATGGCTTAGGTATAGTCAAGGGTGCAATACCAAAGATGGAGGGCAAGGCAACTAAAAAGGATAAACTCTCACCTTTCGATAAGATGCAAGCTAAGAAGAAAGGTATGGGGATGTAATTATGATTATGTGTAGTGGCCCCTGTAATTCCGACAGTGATGATTATTGCGGTATGTATCTCGAAGGAGAAGAGTGTCCAGCCTGTGCTTCTATTAAAAGTGAGACAGAACTGAGCCAATAGGCTTATTTTTATGTGCATTGAGAGGAAGTGATTACATGGCTAAGGCAGCTCCGAAGAAACCAACTCCTAAACCAACACCTAAGAAGGGTGGAAAATCTTGCTAGATTAACACCGGGCCGAAAGGCCCTTTTCTTATGTAAAACTTTTGCCCAACCATAGGCAAGAAAGAGGTATAGATATGTTTAATTTTAAACTGCACATGAAACCATACATGGCCGCAGAAACCGACACAGCAAGCCCAGGCACAGACGTAAGTTCATTCAACTCTGACTTAGCAGAGACTACCACACCAGTAGTTGAAACAACGACAGAGGAAACTAAAACAGATGAAGTCAAAGCTGATCCGGAAACACCAACCGCACCAGTAGAGACAGAAGCTAAATTCAAAGTGAAGTTCAACCACACTGATATGGAGATAACCCAAGCTGAAGCACGCGAGTATGCGCAGAAGGGTATGAACGCAGACAAAGCCGTTGAACGTGCCAAACAAGAAGCGCGAGACGCTTATATCTCTGAACAGAAGTATGAGTGGAACGGAAAACTCATCACGACAGAAGCCGAGTACAAACAGGCACTTGCCGAACAGAAGATGCGTGAAGAGTACAAAGAACTTCCTCAATCCGTACAGGATGAACTCATAGCATCAAGGCAAGACCGTGAACAGCGCAAGGTCAAAGATGATGAACAGGCTCAGAAGGAAACAGACGCACAAGCTGAACAAGCCAAGCAAGCTGATCAAGTCACCTTCTTAACTTGGTTCAAAGAGCAAAACGGAAAAGACTTCGACGGAAAGACAGACATTATTCCTCAAGAAGTATGGCAAGAGAACGCGAATGGGGTTCCACTCATAGCGGCTTATGCCAAGCATGACAACGCTTCACTTAGGGAGAGGATAAAACTACTCGAACACAATAGCGAAGTGGCAGGAAAGGCCCCTGTAGGCTCTGTGACAGAACATGGGAGTCAAGAGGTAGCGGAGGAAGATCCGTTTATTAAGGGTTTCAACAGTATTAAGTAAAAATTAAAAGGATGTGTATACAATGGCTGTAAATTTAGCGGCAAAATATAGTCCAGTGGTAGACGAACGATTCAAACTCAAATCAATGACAGAAGCAGCGGTCAATCAATCTTATGAATGGTCTGGCGTAGACACAGTAACCGTCTATGACATCCCAACTGTGGCAATGGCTGACTATGTTCGTACTGGTGCAAATCGTTATGGAGTACCAGGTGAACTTCAAAACAACAAGACGAGTTATCAACTACTTAAAGACCGTGGCTTCACCTTTACAATTGATAAAGGAAACGCTGAGGAAACAGTCGGAGCAATGGACGCAGGGAAAGCCTTGGCTCGCCAACAAGACGAAGTAATTGTACCTGAGTTGGATTCTTATCGCTTGGCTACTATGGTTACCTCTGCAATCGCAAGCGGTGGATCTCCTGTAGCTGCGGTTCTAACCGCATCAACCGCATACGCTGCGTTCCTTGCAATGAGCGAGTATTTTTCTAATAATAAGGTTCCTCTCGCTTCCCTGATTTCGTTTGTATCCCCTGCCTTCTATACCTTGATTAAGTTAGACAATAACTTCATTAAGGCTTCTGAATTGGCTCAGGGGATGTTGATTAATGGACAAATCGGGGAAGTTGACGGAGTGAAGATCGTTCGCGTACCTTCTATTTATCTTCCGGCCAATGTTGATTTTGTGGGATGCCACCCATCCGCAACTGTAGCACCTAAGAAGTTAGAAGATTATAAGGTGCATGACAATCCTCCCGGCGTGTCCGGTTCATTGATCGAGGGCAGGATTATTTATGACGCATTCGTGCTCACATCCAAGAAGAAAGCGACATATTGCCACAAAAATCTGTAAAGCAACGTGAAATCACAATAATGTATAAGGAGAACGCTTATGTGGAAATATAAAAATGAAGACGGCGCAACCATCGTAATCCGTGATGAAAGCCAAAAGAGCATGATCGAGCGCGAAGGCTTTACACTCGTTGGAGAAGTTGAGTTTGACAAAAAGGGCAAAGTTATTCCAGTAATAGAACAAATTGCAGATGAAGAGTAAAACTGCTTTCACCATAGGCAGGGGATTAACTTCTCCTGCCTTTATTTTTATGTAAATAAGGGAGGTGGCACATGTTCACCGCACAAGACATCTTTAATTTTTCCATGGATCTAATAAGCAAGCGTAGCCCCAACGGCACAATAGACGCAGGGAAAACCGCATCATATCGCGCTCGTTCCCTTGGGCTACTCACTTTATGGCAGAATATTATGAGTAGAACAGGAAATATCTATTCAACCTTTGAATTTGATAGCAAACCAATTCCAAATCTAATCAGTAATGGCTTTGAAATACAGGAACACATTGATATGGACAAGACCTTTGAAGTCCCTGGAATTGTGAAGGCGTATTGCATAGAAGTTGATGCACCCGGCACAATCTATGTCGAGGACTATGCTATTGCATGGAACGCATTAGCAACCATTACTGTACCATCTGCGGTAACTGCCTTTACTCAATATAAAGCGCTTGTCACGCCAACATATGGGGCTACTAAGACACGATTCAGATTGAGTGGACCAACTTACTACAAAGTTATTAATATGGCTCTATACCCTTATCCTGTGCTCGCTGATCGCATACCTGACTATGCACCCATGGTAAAACATAAGATGCCGGATGATTTCAAGAGCATAGATCAGATAGTCAATGAATCTCCTATACAGGGTTATGCAAGGGATACAGATTTTGCATGGGAAGGTAGAAGCACTCTGCTTGTCGACTATAACTATATTGGCAAGGTTAGAGTTATCTATAAACCTGTACCGATTACCATAACTGCTTTAACACAGACGTTACAAGTGGACGACATCGTAGCTATGTCTGGAAGTTATTATCTAGCAAGCCACCTCTTATTAATTGAAGATCCCGCTTCTGCTAGTTTCTTCCAACAAGTATTCGAGGAATTAAGAATTGAATCTCGAAGAAAACAGCCGGCACCTATGCAAAAGATAGAGGACGTATATGGTGTCGGAAGTATGAATATGGTATAATAGAGGGGGAGAACGAGGAGTAATTACCTTGTTAACACGGTTTTCCTGACCGGCTCCCACATGAAATCAGGAAGGAATACGAAGGAGGTATTTTTTCTTATGCCAAAAGGTGAAAAGAGTTTCAAGGATTTAACAGGAAAAGTATTCGGGAGATTAACGGCTAAGAGTATCTACGGAAATGGAAAAGAAGGAACTCAATGGTTGTGCCTATGTTCGTGTGGGAATGAAAAAGTAGTAATCTCGAAAGTCCTTAATAGGGGAGCTACGCTAAGTTGTGGGTGCTATAAGGTAGATAAGGTGATCAGCGATAATACTACTCATGGCATGAACAAAACAAGGTTGCATAAGATATGGGGAAGAATGAAAGACCGTTGTCTTAATCCAAGAAGCCAAGACTTTAAATATTATGGTGGTAGAGGAATTAAGGTATGTGAAAAATGGTTGAAGTTTGAAGGATTTTATGAGGACATGTTCCCGACACATGATGATAAATTATCCATTGACAGGATAGATAACGATGGTAACTATGAATTGTCTAATTGCCGATGGGCAACATTAACGCAACAACGCAACAATATGAGGAACAACAGAGTTGAAACAGTGGACGGAATAACAGATACGGTAGCCAATCTATGTAGAATATTTGGTGTGTCTACTGGTATTGTAAGGAATAGATTAAGAATTGGATATACAATTGAGCAGTCCTTAAAATGTAAGAGTACACCAGGCAAAAAGTTAGTAATATAATCTAAACCGAACTAAGCACCTAGATGGTGCTTTTTCTTATGCCCTGAAAGGTGGGTGAGAGACATAGCTAAGATAACAATCCCTAAACAAATGAGTCCATCTGAAATAAAGAAATTCCTCGGGAAGAACGAAAACGTCGATGGAAATTATGGGCTAAAGCTCGGTGAAGCATCAAAAATGGTTAACTTCCGGATTAGCCCAAACAACCAAATGAAAAAGCGAGAAGGCTACAAAACACTCTTTTCTGCTCTAATTGGTGATGTTATGGGTATGTGGTATGGGAAACTAAACAATGTTAACTTCTTTCTTTTTGCCAACAATGGACATTTATGGAGTGGCAACCTAGCAACAGGCGCAAAGACGGACCTTGGAACCCTCACCGATGCTCCTACTCGCTTTCAATCCTTTGGCACTAAGGTTTATCTATGGAATGGGTTTGAGTATAAGTCATTTGACGGCACAACCTTTGCTGTAGTGGCAGGGTATCGGCCTAAAGTGTATATCAATGCGCCTCCTGATGGTGGAGGTACGGCATATGAACTCAACAATGACTTAACAGGTGTAAAACACATGACATTCTCTCCCGATGGAGTAAAAACAGCCTTCTTCCTTGCAGAGAATAACATTACTTCATTAGATTTTGTCTATATCAATGGAGTCCTTAAAGTAATTACAACAGATTACACCGTTGATTTAGTGTTAGGCAAAGTGACCTTCACAGTCGCGCCACTAACAGGAGTTCCAGGTAGTGTTGACATAGGCTGGACAAAAGGCTTAGGCAATCGCGCTTCTGTAGAGAAATGCCGCTTTGTTATGGACTACAGTGGGCAGACGGATTCTCGCTTATTCATTTGGGGAGATACCGCTAACAAAAATCGCAGACGATGGACAGGACTTGCTAACGGCATTCCTTCGGCAGAGTATTTCGAGTCAACTTCATTTGATGATCCTGGCAATGGTCAATATGCCATCACAGGCATTGAAAAGCAGTATGACAGACAAAAAATCTGCTTTGAAAATGGAGTCATGTTCTCCTATTATTCCTCAACGCCTGTTGTTGGCGGTTTAGATGTTGTCAACTTCCCAGTGTTTGAACTCAACGACGAAATAGGGAACGTAGCACAAGCACAAACGCAGATTATCAACAATAAAATGATGACAATATTCAACGGCATCCACGAATGGGCGAATACAACGGTAAGAGATCAGACAAATGAGAAGTTAATGAGCCAACGAACGCAAGACTCGCTCATATCGCAAGACTTAACACAGGCAATCACTTATAACTGGAAGGAAATGTCTGAATATTGGCTGTGTGTTGGCTCAAAAGTATGGGTTTGGAACTATCTTAACGATACTTTCTATGACTTTGACAACATTCCTGCTAAGAACTTTATCACAATTAGTGGTCAGATGTACTTTGGCAAAACAGGATCTATTGAGAAGTTCGACACAGCACTTCGTAATGACAATGGCATTGCAATACTAGCGGTTTGGGAAATGGGATTCTACGACTTTGAAGCAGAATGGCTCAATAAATATATGAATAATGTTTGGGTATCTGTTAAGCCAGATCCGAAGGTAAGATTAGATATTAATTCTGTCACAAACAATGAAGGAACAGGCGTACTTCAATCTGTATTCTATAATCTAGCAACATTTGTTCATGCAGACTTTGCACATTGGAGCTTTTTAACTTCATATAATCCACAACCTTTTTATCTTGAATTACAAGCAATGGGTTTCACTTATTTCAGGCTTATCCTAAGCAATAGTAGCCTTAATGAAAATTGCACAGTTTTATCTATCAACATGCCCGCGCGCAGAGGGGGAAGGGTGACTTAATGGCATTAACTCAAAGCACAGTAGTAACAAACAATATATCAACACTAAATCCTCTACCTAATGATGTAGGGGGATTAACAGCAACCCAATTTCAGTATTTATTTGATAAGTTTGGAGCAGAGTTTACAACTTATTTCAATAACATTCATTTAGCTCAATTAGCATCAATCACAGCAGGGACAAGTGGAGCTGATGGTATCGGGGCAACTGCTCCTGCTGGATTAGTTGGTGCAACCTCTCAAGCGTTATTTAACGACTTAGTATCCAAGGTATTGCTCATGGCAAATACAACCGTCTATGTTCCTGCCACTCAATATAATCCTGCTACAAAGGGATATGTGGATTCAGTAATTTCAGGAGTTGTCCTTGGTCAAGTTCCTGACGGTTCGCTCCTAGACGTTAAGTTATCTAATGCAGCAGGGCAGATAAAGGATACAGTTACTACGCATTTGGCGGATTATGTTCGCCAACCAGCCTATATCAATCCGACAGCAGGTACATCTACAGCTTATACAGGTAGCACAACTCCTGCTTTGAGTGCCTATTCCGAAGGGGTTGGTGTAACTATCATTCCTCATGTTGACAGCGGTGCATCACCTACATTCGCTTGGGGGGCATTGGGGGCAATACCTCTTTTTGAACAGGATGGAACTACACCAAAAGTAATGCTTGCAGGAAAACCTTACTCCTTCAAAAAAGTCGGTACAAGTTTTTTGGCCGATAGCTCCGGTGAAATTAAAATAGCAGGGCAGGTTGAAATAACTGCAACATTCGCTGGGGCAATAAGCAAAAACGACCCTGTTTATATTACTGGTGTGTATAGTCAGGATACTTCTACTAAGCTAGCAGACCCTGCAATTTTGCCAGCAGGCTACGGATATAGGGTAGCATTCAGTACGGATGGCACTTACATGGCAGT